GATCAAGTCTGAAGCTCGTCGACAGCAAGCCGAGCAACGTCGAACCGACATCGAGTTCCAGCTGAAGGGTAGCCAGTACGGTATCGCCTACACGGACGGCACCGAGAAGATCACCCAGCTGAACCGACCGGCCGAGAACAACCTGCTCAAGCAGGTCGAGTTCCTGGTCGAGATGCTCTATGGCCAGTTGGGCCTGACCCCTGAGGTCATGAATGGTACGGCCGATGAGAAGGCCATGCTCAACTATCAGAACCGTACTATCGAGCCAGTTCTAACCGCCATGGTTGAGGCCATGAAGCGAACGTTCTTGACCAAGACGGCTCGATCCCAACAACAGTCCATCCTGTTCTTCAAGGATCCTTTCTCGCTTGTTCCGATTGACAACATCGCGGAGATCGCCGACAAGTTCACAAGGAACGAGATCGTGTCATCCAACGAGATTCGCCAAGCTATCGGGATGAAGCCATCCAAGGATCCGAAGGCTGATGAACTTCGGAACAGTAACATGCCGGAAGTTCCAGCTTCACCGGGACAACCAGGTTCTCTTCGTCTAGTGCCGGCTCCGTCGGGGCCAGCAACTGCAGCTCAAACAAGTCAGGAAGGAGACAGTCAAAATGGAAGCTGATTTCAGCGGCTACGCCACGAAGGCTGGGCTCAAGTGCTCCGACGGCCGAACCATCATGCCCGAAGCGTTCAAGCACATGGACGGCAAGACGGTTCCGCTTGTCTGGCAGCACGGTCACAGTGAGCCGGGCAACGTTCTCGGCCACGCTGTACTCGAGGCTCGCGATGACGGTATCTACGCCTATGGTTTCTTCAACGGTACAGACCCGGGGAAGAACGCCAAGGCTCTGGTCGTCCACAAGGACATCGTGTCGCTCTCGATCTACGCCAACCAGTTGGTCGAGCGAGGCAAGCAAGTGTTTCACGGAGTCATCCGTGAGCTCAGCTTGGTTCTGTCGGGTGCCAACCCCGGTGCCGTCATCGACAACATCAGTCTCGCTCACGCGGACGGTGACGTCGAGGTGCTCGAGGACGAGGCGGTCATCTACACCGGTCTCGAGCTCGAGAACGAGAGCCAGGTCCAGCACGAGACGGTCGCGGAGCCCGAGGAAGAGCTCGTGCACGCCGACGATGGTCAGACCATGCAGGACGTCTACGACTCGCTCACCCAAGAGCAGAAGGATGTCGTCCACTACATGCTCGGAGCCGCTCTGGAGGAGGGCTCCACTACCACAACCGCAGAGCACTCCGACACCACTGACGAGGGCGACCTCATTCATCAGGAAGGAAACACCGAAATGACTCGAAACGTCTTCGAGCAGAACGGCGGCGTCGTCCAGCAGGGTCGACCGACTCTCACCCGGGAGCAGCTGACGACGATCGTCGAAGACGCTCAGCGGATGGGCTCTCTCAAGGAGTCGTTCCTCGCTCACGCCGTGGACTACGGCATCGAGAACATCGACTTCTTGTTCCCGGATGCTCAGACCATCGCCAACTCCCCGGAGTTCGTCAGCCGGCGGATGGAGTGGGTGTCCAGCTGGTTGAGTGGCACGCGTCACTCGCCGTTCTCCCGGATCAAGACCCTCTCGGCGGACATCACCCACGACGAGGCCCGGGCCAAGGGCTACGTCAAGGCCACGCTGAAGAAAGAGGAGTTCTTCGCCCTCGCGAAGCGCATCACGACTCCGACCACGATCTACAAGAAGCAGAAGCTGGACCGGGACGACATCGTCGACATCACTGACCTCGACGTCGTGGCCTGGCTCAAGGCTGAGATGCGGGTCATGCTCGACGAGGAGGTCGCTCGTGCGGGTCTGGTCGGAGACGGCCGAGAGGTCGACGACGAGGACAAGATCAACGAGACCAACATCCGTCCGATCGCCTTCGACGACGACTTCTACGCGGTCCACGTCGGCATTCCGGGCGCAACGACGGGTGATGCCCTCATCGATGCGATGATGGTGGCTCGTCCGCAGTACCGAGGCTCGGGCAACCCCACGCTCTACTGCACCGAGAACTTCCTCACCAGCCTGCTCCAGATCAAGGACGGCCAGCAGCGGCGGATCTACTCCACGCCGGCTGACGTGGCGGCTGTTCTCCGGGTCTCGAGCATCCAGACGGTCGACGTCATGGAGGGTGTGGCCACGGAGACCGGAGACCTGCTGGGCATCATGGTTAACCCGGCTGACTACACCTACGGCGCGGACAAGGGTGGCGCGGTCGCGATGTTCGACGACTTCGACATCGACTACAACCAGTTCAAGTACCTGATCGAGACCCGTCTGTCGGGTACCTTGACCAAGTACCGTTCCGCTCTGGTCTTCCAGCGCAGTGGAGCGACGCTGGTCACGCCTGGTGTTCCGACGTTCGTCTCGGGCACCGGCGTCATCACGATCCCGGCCACCACCGGAGTTCAGTACGCCCTGAACGGGACCAACGTGGCGGCTGGCGCGCAGGCGCCGATCTCCTCGGGCACCACGGCGACGGTCACGGCGGAGCCGAAGGCCGGCTACGAGTTCCCGCACAGCAGTGACACGGACTGGGAGTTCACCCGTCCCTGATCAGAGGGGCATCGCATGGCAAAGTTCTACGGCGAAATCGGATACGGCGAGACGGTTGAGACCTCGCCTGGAGTCTGGGAGGACGTGATCACCGAGTATTCGTACTACGGTGACGTGATCCGCAATACCCGGAAACTCCAGGAAGGAGAGGTTTTGAACGATGATCTCTCCGTGAACAACTCGATCAGTATCGTCGCCGACCAATATGCCAACGAACATTTCTTTGCCATTCGGTACATCAAGTGGGCGGGGGCGCTCTGGAAGGTTTCAGATGTGGAAGTCCAGAGCCCTCGCCTGCTGTTGAGGTTGGGAGGTGTCTACAATGGGCCAAAGGCTGGAGTTACAATCACTCCTTGAGGCTCTTGCGGATAACGTCTATTTCCAACCGCCCGCCGGTGTGCAAATGCAGTATCCGTGCATCGTGTACGCGCGAGACTCCGCGGTTACTCGGTTCGCTGGCAACAACCCATATCGCTACGAGAAGCGATACCAGGTGACCGTAATTGACAGGGATCCCGACAGCGAGATTCCAGACAAGGTCGCCGCTCTGCCAATGTGTTTGTTCAACCGATTCTTTACGGCAGACAACCTCAACCACGACGTCTTCAATCTCTACTTCTAGGAGGAGTAAATGAGCAAGCTCACCTGGGACCAGGTCGGCGAGCGGGTCTACGAGACCGGTGTCGATCACGGGGTCCTGTACATTCCGGACAGTTCCGGTTCGTACGACGAGGGATACGCCTGGAACGGTTTGGTGACGGTCACCGAGTCGCCATCCGGTGCGGAGTCCAACCCGCAGTACGCGGACAACATCAAGTACCTGAACCTCTTGTCTGCCGAGGAGTTCGGGGCGACCATCGAGGCCTTCACCTACCCGGACGAGTTCGCTCAGTGCGATGGCACAGCGATGCCCGAGCCAGGGGTCGCGATCGGTCAGCAGGCTCGCAAGATCTTCGGGCTGTGCTACCGAACGAAGGTCGGTAACGACACCGAGGGTCAGGACTACGGCTACAAGCTGCACCTGATCTACGGCGCTCAAGCTGCTCCGTCGGAGAAGGCGTACGCCACGGTGAACGACTCGCCCGAAGCCATCACCTTCAGCTGGGACGTCACGACCACACCGGTCGCTGTCCCGGGGTACAAGCCGTCGGCCAGCATCACGGTCGACTCCACTCAGGTCGATGCGGCCGCTCTGGCCGATCTCGAGGACATGCTGTACGGCACGTCGGGTGTGGACGCCGCTCTCCCTCTCCCGGGAGATGTCCTCGACCTCTTCGCCGGCTCGGTTGTCATGGCCACTCCGACGGCCCCGACGTACGTGTCGGGTACCCACACCATCACCATCCCCACGGTGACCGGTGTCGAGTACCGGATCGACGGCGCAGCAGTCACGGGAGATGTCGTGATCACCGAGGACACTGTCGTCACAGCACACCCGACCTCGGGCTACAAGTTCCCCGAGGTCACGGACGACGACTGGTTCTTCGACTACGTCTGATCCAGGAAAGGGGGACCAGAGAGTGCTCAACATCATTGTTCCTTTGGCTGAAGGTTTCGACGAAGAGACAAGTTCTTTCGTCAACACGGAGGAATTTCCGTTGGAGCTAGAGCACTCTCTGGTCTCTCTGTCAAAATGGGAGTCACATTTCGAGAAGCCGTTTCTGGGTCCGACTGAGAAGACGTCGGAAGAGACTCTTTGGTACATCACGGCTATGACGTTGACCCCAAATGTTCCTCCGGAGATTTATACCCACCTCTCTCAAGAGAACTTTGTGGACGTTAATGCTTACATCACAGCAAAGATGACGGCTACGTGGTTCAGTGAGAAGGAGAGCAAAGGTCCAAGTCGAGAGATAATCACTGCCGAGGTCATCTACTACTGGATGGTGGCGCTTAACATCCCCTTCGAGTGTCAATACTGGCATCTGAACCGACTTCTGACACTTGTTCGGGTCTT